GGGGGAGCTGGCCCCCGGTGTCTCCACGAAGCAGGGCTTCGTCATCCAGACCCTGATCTGCCCGAAGAAGGCGTGGGCGTCCGTCGCCGCCGCGAAGAAGTGGCTCGCCGATCACAAGTTCAAGACGGGATCAGTCGACGAGACGGACAACGCCTGGCGGTTCCGGCAGCGGGATCCTGGTGCGTTCGAGCGGATCCGCCCGGTGTGCATCAACCCCGGCAAGGATACGCCCCCGAAGATGGACAAGTGCAAGGTTATCGCCCTCGGGGGCCCGCTCAAGCAGGCGGCGACGGCCGACCTCGGCGGCGTGCAGGATCGGGCGCTCCTGGCGGAGATCGCGGCCGAGTTCGACGGCCTCCAGGATGACGGCTTCCTTGAGGCGATGCGGGCGCACGACCTGGAGCTACGGCCGGTGGATGATCGCGAGCCGGCGTGGGCCCGGGAGCTGCGCGAGCGGGTCGATGCAGTGGGAGCGTTCGTCGGCGCTGGCTCCGATAAGGGCGTGATCGGCTACAAGCGCACGCCGCTGGCCCCCGAGAGCAGCGCGTGGGACGCGGGCAAGGAGGTCTCGTCCGCCTCCGTCGATGATCTGCGGGCAATGTGCTGCTGGTACTCGGGCGATGGGACGAAGAAGGGCGACTACAAACTGCCGCACCATCACGCGCACGGGCATGCCTGCGTCTGGCGCGGCGTCGCAGCGGCCGCTGGTCGTCTCTCGGGCACGAGCCTCCCGGCGGCCGACGTGCCGGGCGTGAAGAAGCATCTCGCCAGCCACTACAAGGACTTCGGCAAGGAAGCACCCTGGAAGGCGGCTCCCGAGGCGTGGGAAGCCTTCGAGGTCGCGGCGCGGGCACTCAAGGCGGCTCGGTCAGACGTCACCGACGCCGATCTGGCGGGCCTGCTGACGAGCTGTGGCTTCCCCGACGAGGCGGCGGCGCTGCGCGAGGAAGTGCAGCAGGCGGCGTCGGCGCTCGACGAGTTCCTGTCGCCGTTCCGGCCCGAGCCGCCGAAGACGGTGAAGCTGTTCGAGGGGCTCGAGCTGACGATCGATCAGCTCACGGCATCTGCGGAAACTTCCCTCCCCGCAGTTCTGGAGGGGGCGTGGCGGCGCGCCGAATCTGCCGTAACAGGACGCCTGCCCGACTGACGGGCGGAGGACACTTCGATGGCTCCGGCGACTGAACTGAGCAGCGGGCAGAAGGAAGCCCTGGACATCCTCTGGGCGAACTTCGGCGGGCGGGTCGGCACGATGATCGAGGAGCAGTTCGACAAGCTCCTCGAGAAGAAAGCGGCGGGGCGGACGAACCGGATGGCACAGCTCCTCGGCGGGGGCCCGGATGGGGGCGTCGAGGATCCCGCCGCCCGGATCTCGCCCGCCGTCGTCGGGAGCCTGCCGCCTCCCGAGCGCGGCTACAAGCTGGGCACCGACATCGGGCGCTTCATCCGCGCCCTGGCGATCGCCCGGGCGGACAAGGAGAAGCCGCTGGAAGTCGCCCGTCGGATGTTCGGCAAGGAGGCCCGGCATCCGAGTGAGCGCGTGATCGGGGCGTTCGCCCGCGCCGATGAGCTCAAGGATCAGGCGCAGAAGGCGGCGCTCGGGGCGCAGGGCGGCGCGATCGGTGGCTTCCTCCTCCCCGAGGAGCTGGCGACCGAGATCATCGAGTTCCTCCGCCCGGCCTCGGCCGTCCGGATGCTCAACCCCGTCACGATGCCGATGGACGTCGGCACGCTCCGGGTGCCCAAGCTGGCGACCGGTGCCAGCGCCGCCTACGTCGGGGAGAACATCAACATCGCGACGGCGCAGCCCGTGTTCGGGCAGGTCGTCCTCTCCGCCAAGAAACTCGCGGCGCTCGTTCCCCTGGCGAACGATCTGATCCGGCGCGGGGGGCCGCAGGTTGATGCCCTGATCCGGGACGACCTGGTGGCCGCCATCGCGCAGCGCTCCGACCTCGCCTTCATCCGCGGCGACGGGACGAGCGGCCAGCCGAAGGGCCTGCTGAACTGGGCGCTCTCGGCGGAGCAGGTCGTGTCGAACGCGACGGTGAACGCAGTCAACGTCGTGACCGACCTCGGGAAGATCATCCAGGCGCTTGCCGATGCGAACGTGCGGTTCGTGCGGCCCGGCTGGATCTTCTCGAACCGGACGTGGCGCTACCTGTTCACTCTGCTCTCGACCACGAACCAGTTCATCTTCCGGGACGAGATGATCCCGCGCCTACCCGGGCCGCAGGGGCTGATCTCGATCCCCGGCATCTCCGACGTCCTGGTGATGCAGGGCACGCTGTTCGGCTTCCCGTATGCGCGCACGGCGCAGATCCCGAACAACCTCGCGCCGGGCACGGGCTCGGAGATTTACCTCGTCGACTTCGCCGACCTGGTGATCGGCGAGACCACGGGCATCCTCGTCGACGTCTCGACCGAGGCGGCCTACTTCGACGGGGCGCAAGTCCAGGCCACGTTCTCGCTCGACCAGATGGTCGTGCGGGCGCTCGTCGAGCACGACGTGGGCATGCGGCACAATGAGTCCGTGGCCATGCTCACGCAGGTGCTCTGGAACTAACCGGGGGACGCTGCACAAGGCCGCGACCCGCTCGCGGAGGAGACGAAGATGCTGCAGACCGACATTGGGGCGTATCTCGAGCCCGCGTTCACCGTGGCCCCGCAGCTCTCGGCGGCCGCCACGATCGCCGGTACGGGCGTCGACCGCCTGAACACGCCGAGCGGCCTCCCGTACCAGTACTACTCGTGCATGCTCACCGTGATCACGGGAGCGGTCGCGGGCACGCCGACCTCCTTCACGGTCGACGCCCGGTTCCAAGACTCGGCGGACAACACGACCTTCGCCGACTTCAACCCCGGCTCGCAGGCCGGTTCGGAGCCCGCCCTCGGGTGGGTCTCGATCCCGACGATCACGGCCGCGAACTCCGTCGCCCGGGTGAACGTGAACCTCACGGCGGCGCGGCGCTACATCCGGCCGCAGGTCGTCGTCGCGTTCGTCGGGGGCACGTCGCCCACCGTCGGCGTCGCGGCGGCGATCATCCTCGGCGGCGCGGATCGAGTCGCGACGGCCTAGCAGGTTATCTCGGAGGGCTCCGGCTGGCGGCGGCTCCCTTACGCGCCGCCAGCGACCCTTGAGTCAGGAGGTACGATGGCGCTGTCCCAATATCGGGTGCAGTTCAAGGAGCAGTTCGCGAGTTATAACGCGGGCCAGATCGGCTACTTCACGTCGCAGACGGCAGCGGCGCTCGTAGCGGCCGGTATCGGGACGGCGCTCGACGCGCTGCCCGCCTCCACGCCGACGGTCATCGCCCTCCCGTTCGGGCTCCACAAGCGCGCCTTTATCACGCGGCGATGGACGCAAGTCCCCACGTCGCAAGCGGACTCCGACTTGAATGCTGCGGAGGCGTGCGTCCTCCAGGGGTTCTGACCGATGGCGATCCTCCAGTACCGCGTGCAGTTCCAGCGGCAGTTCATGGTCTACAACGGCGGCGACATCGCCTATTTCGACGCCGTCACGGCACAGCGGCTCGTGGGCGAGGGCATCGCGACCGCCATCGATGCCCTGCCCGGCACGACCCCAGAGAACCCGACGCTGCCCGATCAGGCCATCGTGACGGACGCAGGCATGCCCGTGCCAGCGTCGCCGACCGACTCGAGCGTCTTGCAGGCGCAAGCGGGGGTGCTGTTCCCGAGCTGAACGGAGGCAGGTTTGGACGACATCACGACTGAGCACCCGACGACCATCGGCCCGACGGTAGGGGTCGTCTTCCTGTCGCCCTTCCGGAACGGCAACCTGCTCTACTCCACCGGCGAGGTCGCCTTCTTCGACGAGGCCAAGGTCGCGGAGCTGCGGAAGATCCGCGTGGATCGGCGACCGATGATCCGGCTGGCCTCGAAGGACGAGTGCAAGACGGGGATGACGCCCGAGCGGACGCAGATGCGCCAGGAGCCGCTCAAGGTCGATCTCGGCCCGCCGACCTGCGTGCGGTTCGACAAGTCGTGGCAGGGCTACAACGTCGGGGAGCTGGCCTGGTTCCCGAAGTCCGTGACCGACCAGCTCGTCGATGCCAAGGCCGCACACGAGCCGACCCCGGCCGAGCTCAAGGCGATGAAGACGGTTGCCGAGCAGCGCCTCGAGCGGGCGAAGATCGTGCCGGTGCGGCTGCTCCGCCAGGTGTACCCGAGCAATAAGGGCGAGACCGTGTGGGTATCCGTCGAGACGGCCGAGTCGTGGGCGACGAAGGGGATCGCCGAGCGCGTCGATCCCGTCGCGGCGGGCGAGACGAAGCGCATGGTCGTCAAGGTCACGAAGGCGGGCGATGGCGTGCAGCGGCCCGAAGTCCCGGCGCGGCCGCTGATCGAGGGCGAGACGATCACGATGAACGGCGACCAGGCGACGGAGTGGATCCGGCTTGGCATCGCCGAGCCCGCCGATCCCGCCGACCTGCCGGTCATGCGCGGCAAGAAGCTGAACGCCGCCGCCGGGGCGGTCTGATGCACGACGCCTTTGAGCGGGCGAAGCGGGGACTGCCGCAGGGGGGCCTCGAGCGGATCACGCCAGAGAACCCGGGCGGGGTACACCCAGAAGACGAGCCGACCATCGGGGTGCGCTTCCAGCGGCAGCACGATGTCTACGGCCCGGGCGAGGTCGCCTACTTCCCCCGCTCTGTGGCCGATCAGCTCGTGGGCGGGGGTGCGGCGGTACTGGACAAGGCGCTGGACGCCCCGCCCGCCGACAAGATGCGTCGCCGCGGCGCGACGAAGTAACCGGCCACCGATCGGTGGGCGGATCCGAGCCGCCGCTCGAGAGGGCGGCGGCTTTCTGCGTGAAGGGGGCTTGAGTGGGCCTAGTCGTCACGACGCCAGCCACCGCGACTCCGCCCGCCTCGCCGGGCGACCTCGTCGACCTGGTCGGGGTCAAGCTCGAGCTCGGCATCGCCGACACGAAGTCCGATGTGATTCTCCAGGAGCTGATCGCCGACGCCTCCGGAGCCATCGCCCAATACTGCAACCGCCAGTTCGCGCAGCAGGTGTACGACGAGACCCTGGCGGGCTACGGGGGCACCTACCTCACGCTCCACGAGACGCCGATCATCGCTGTCGCGAGCGTCGCGTTTCAGGGGCAACCCATCGTTGACTTCTCCGTCGAGGATGCGATGGCAGGGATGCTCTACCGTCAGAACCTCTGGACGTGGACGGCGCAGGTCGGATGGGTACTCACGGGTTACCCGTACCCCCGATCCGAGGCGGTCGATGCGAGCGGGGCCTATGAGGTCAAGTACACGGCCGGGTGGATCCTGCCGACGCAGAACAACCCGCCGGTCGCACCCGCGCAGGGCGGGCTCAACCTGCCCCGCGACATCGTCAAGGCGGCCCGCGACCTCGTGAAGTTCTACTTCCTGCGGCGCAAACTCGACCCCGAAGTGATGCAGCGGCAACAGGAGAACCTGAACATCCGTTGGCAGCAACGGGACGATTCGCTGCCGCCCGACCTGCCGCGGCCGATTGCGTTCCTCCTCCGGCCGTACATCAAGGTGTTCCTATGAGCGATCTCGAGCACATGGCGGCGCTCGTGGATGGGATCGCTCGCGACCTGCCGCATATGATCCAGACCGCGCTCTTTGAGCGGGGCGAGACCATCATGACGGCCGCGAAGGAACGGACGCCGGTGCGGTTCGGCCTATTGCGTGCCTCGGGGCGCGTCGAGGCACCGCCGGTCGATGCGAATGAGATGGCCCGGATCCGGCTCGCGTTCGGCGGCGGCTTCGTGGACTACGCGGGCTACGTTCACGGGGATCCGAGAAACCCCGGTCGGGCGGCTCGCGTCCACCACACGACCGGGCAGGCGCTGTTCCTCTCAAGCGCCGTGGAGGAGGCGATGCCGACGCTCGCCCGGGATCTCGCGGACGACGTGATGCGGGGGATCCGTGAGCGGGTGCGCTAGTGGGCCTCTACGACATCGTCCAGGGCGTCTCGGCCCAGCTCACGCAGAACTTCACGGCCGATCTGACGGCAATCCTCTCAGCTCGCAGCTTGAGCCTCGACCCGACGGTCACCGTCTATCCCCGTCTCATGGGGCCGTATATCCTGGAGGAGGGGAATGGACTCGCGCTCCCTGGGATCGGTGTCTACCTCGTCTCGGCGGACACGAACGCGAAGACGCAGACGCAACGGAAGTGGAAGGGCGGCACGGCCATCGACTATGTCGCCCAGCTCTCCGCGCAGGACGACATCTTCGCGCAGATGGAACTGGCCGTCGAGGCGATCATGAAGTCCATCGACCGGATCGACTTCGCCGTCTGGACGGGCATCGCGGGTGGATCGGGCGGCGTGTACGGGGCAGGCGACCAGGAACTCGGGACGAAGGTGCGCTTCCTGCCGCCCACGAAGCTCCCTGACCAGGCGCTCTACAGCGGGCGCGTGATCGTGACCGTGCCGACGTGGCAACAGGATCAAGGGCTCTGAGCCCGGAGGACTGAGATGGCGAACCCGACTGCGCTACGCATCGAGGCGGTACTCTCGAAGAAGGAAGCGGTCTTGGGAACGGACGCGCTGCCCGTCGCAGCGAACGGCTTCAAGGTCGCGAACCGCGTCCATTCGCTCCTGACGTTCGAGGAAGCGTTCCCCGGGACGCGGCCCGAGGTCGTGACCGGGTCGCTGATTACCGCGCCGCCCGTTCCGCCGGTGGGCACCGTCGTGACGGCCGACCTGATGTGGGAGGCGAAGGGGCCTGCGCCGAGCGCCTATGATGGGTCGACGGTGTTCCCCGAAGCCGATCCCGTGCTCCAAGCCTGCGGCTGCTCGTCGAACTTCCTGACCGCGCCAGCGCGCCAGGTCTACGCGCCCATGGACACGGGCCACGCGTCCTGCACGCTCTACTGCTACGCCGGCGGCAAGCTGTTCAAGATCGTCGGGTGCCGCGGCAACATCATGTGGCGGATCCGCGTCGGCCAGCTCGACATCATCAATTTCCGGATGCAGGGCGGCGTCATCGGTTACGCCGACACGGCGCTCCTGAGCAGCATCGTCTACGCCCCGGCGGCGAATGCGCTCCTTGCGGCGGCGGCCGCGATGACCATCGGCTCCTGGGTGCCCGACATCTCGGAGTTCGACTTCGAGCAGGGTAATGTCCTGCGCCGACTCGATTCCTTCGCCTCGGGGATCGTGCCGGGCGTGCAGATGTACGACTTCGGCGTGGCGACGCCCGCCGCCCGCGCCCTGGCCCGCGTCGTGCCCTCGGCGACCTACGACCCGTTCACGGACGCGGGCTACAACAACAGCGGCCTCCGCGTCGCTCGCGCCCTGAGCCTCCAGCTCGGGAGCGTGGCCTTCAACAAGATCATCCTGGCGGCGAACCTCTACGCCCGGGTGCAGGGCCTGCGGCAGCAGGACTACCAGGACTTCGCCGCGTGGGACATCCCGTACTTGCTCGATAGCTCCTGGACACTCACTTTTAGCTGAGCCCGGGGAGGGGCACCATGCCGAAGACGCCAACCGCTGCCGCTGCGCCCGTCGTGGACGTCACGCCGCCGCTCCGGCATCCCTGTCCCCGCTGCTCGGCGACCTGCACCTGCGCCAAGGGTACCTGGGTCGCGCATCCCGATCCGGACGACCCGACCGGCAAGCGGACGGTCGAGGTCTTTGAGTGCGATCACGCTTGTATGTCACGGGGAGTTACCGCCTGATGCCTGAGCCCGAAGCCATCCCGCTCGAGCCGACGCCGCGGATCGACATGTTGGAGTTCTACGAAGCCTACGGGCCGGGCGTGCTCGTGCGCCTGCCGACGGGCGAGATCGTCACCTGCAAGCCGCTGGTGGCGCGGAAGGTCGCGGAGCTGATGCCACTCTGGCTTGCCGTGCGTCGGCCGCGGCGCGTCGTGGCGGAACTCGACGGCGAGGGCCGTCCGACGATGAAGGATGGCAAGCCGGTGATGGTCGTCATCCCCGACACGATGGAGGAGGAACTCGCCCGCCTTGAGGCCCGGACGGCACTCCACTCGAAGGTCGCCGAGGCGGTCGGCTGCGACAAGCTCCTCGATCTGCTCCCCGAGGAGCTGACGGATCTGATCTCCTTTTTTTTCTACCTGTCTCAACCACGCTCGGGAAAGAACTCCTCCGGCAATGGCGTCGCCACCGCGACGGCCAGTCCCTCGAGCCCGATCCCGACTCCGCCGCCGAGTTCGAGCCCGTCGCCCGCCCACGCGGGCTAGTCATCATGGACATCGTGGCGGACTACGCCGCGACCTACCACGACCCGAATTGCGGGGACGTGCCGTGGCCGCGGATCGTCGCGCTCGCCACTCGAGCCGCCCGCTACCAGAAACGTCAGGCGATTGCCATGATGGAGGGCGTCGGGCTGCTGTTCTCGAACCCGGGCGAGAAGTTCCAGGCGCTCGCGGCCGCCTACCCGGGCGTCGCGCCAACCCATCCGCCGATCATCATCGGGCCGGGCTCTGAGCGCCGTGTGCGCGGGCCCCTGATCCTCCCGGCCACCTGATGGGCGCGGGCTCGATCCTCGCTGGCGAAGTCGCCTTCGACTTCGTCGCCCACGACAAGGTCACGCCTGTCGCGGGGCAGGTAAAGAAAGCCCTCCGCGATCCGGAGCTGTCCCCTTCCCCTGAGCTCCCCGGCAAGTTCGATCAGCTCGGCGCGGCGATGGGCCGGATGGAGCGCCGCGAGCCGATGATGGTGATGCGCCAGATGCGGGGCGAGATCGACCTCGCCGCTGCGTCGGCGCTCGGCGCGGCGGGCCCGATGGGTCGGTTTGCCGGGACGCTCGCCCTGTTCGCCGGTGGCACGGGCCTCGTAGCGGGCATCGCCGTCGTCGGGCTCGAAATCAAGAAGATCATCGACTTCACGGCCGCACTCGATAAGAACCTGCAGGCCGTCACCGACAAGTTCGCGGCGATGGTGCCGATGGCGAAGCGGTTCTCCGAGATCGCCGCGACGCGCCAGGGCCTCGCAGACGTCGGGGCGCAGGTCACGGCGGGCGGCGTGCAGGCGACGGAGCCCGGCTTTCTCACGAAAGCTCTGGTCGGACTGCGTGCTGGCACCGGCCTCCAAGACATCGGCGCGGCGATGCAGAGCCAGGCCGACGTCGGGGCGGCGACCTCCCAGAACATGCTCTTCCTCCAGATGGCCGAGATGCGGAAAGCTCGGGTGCAGGAGCAGGAAACGCGGGAGCGGGCGCTCAACCTCGCGATGGGGGAAGCGAACATCAGCCTCGAGAAGGCCCGGCTCGGCACAAGCGCCACGAAGGTCGAACTGGCCGACCTGGCCGAGAAGACGGCGTTGCTCCGGATCGCCACGTCAGCCGCGACGCCTCCGATGAAGGCGCATCTCGAGCAGATCGAGCGTCACGTCGCACTCTATGAACGGGCCACGGCCGCCGCTGAGGACTTCGCGAAGGAGTTCGAGCAGGGCGTCGTCCAGAAACTCAAGGCCGTACCGCAGGCGCAGGTGCTCCTGCAACCGGGCATCGGGATCCTCGGCGGGATCGCCACGGGCCGGAATGCGCCCGGCTTGGAGTCGCCCGGTGCGGCAGAGCGCGAACGCGCCGCACAACGGCGTTCGCTCGGCTTGGAGGACGTGACGGGAGCTGGTACCACGCCGATCGAGCAAACGATGATGGGCGGGCAGCCGGGTAGCGGGAAGCCGGAGAAGGCGGCTAAGGACGCGGGCGAGAAGATGGGGCGGCTCGTCGGCGAGATGTTCGCGCACGTCGTCGCCGCCGCCACAGCGGGCACCACGCGGGCCCGGCAGATCATCGCGCAGGCGTTCGCCACGAAGCTCAACAAGATCACCCAGGACGCCATCGATGAGGCAGTCAAGTCGGGTGGCCTGTCCAAGATGGCGGGCGGGATCCTCGGTGGCCTCGCCGGTGCGGCCGTCGGGCTCATCTCCGGCCTGTTCACAAGCGGCCCGCCTGCCGTGATGATCGACGGCTACAGCTCCAAGGCGATGAACCAGCAGCAGCAGCTGATGCTCGCGCTCGTCGGGTTCCGCGGCCTCGGCATCTCGATCCTGTCGGCGGGCGGGGGCGACCTGTCGGGCGTCGTCAATCTGATCGGCCGGCAGTCGGCGAGCGACGGGAGCCTGCGGTTGCCCCCGGGGAACTATTCCTGATGTTGCCCGCCATCCTCGTCGAGAACTACCTCAACACACTCGCCTTCCCCGGGCATACCGTCACGGCGGACGAGCAGGCGGCGGGTTTCGAGGTCTTTCACTTGGCGAACGGCCGGCGCGCCCCGACCGACCGCTATCAGTCTGTCACCGCTAATGCGGCCCGGCGAGCGCAGTCGCTCTGCGACCGGATGCGGTGGGCGACCGGGTTCTGTCTCGACCGCGCTCACAACCTCGCGCAGAACGCGGGCGTCGTGGCGGTCGTGGGCTCGAACGACGGCTTCGTGACGACCCGCACCGTCTGGAGCGGTGTACTGCCGACGGCCACGACGCCGAACGGCTCGCTCGACGACCCCACGGGCGTCGTGACGGAGGAGGGCGCGTTCCTCCTCCGCTACCCTGGCGACGGCTTCCTCGACTGGGGGGTCTCGATCCCGGCGCTTGGGGCGGGGATCGTCGCCCAGGTCGTCGGCGCGTGGATCGGCATGTGGATCAGCCTGCCGTACCTCGGGAGGCCGTGGCAGGACGATACGGCCGACATCGCCTCGACTGACCAGCAGTCCAGTTCAGGGTGGGAGGGGAGCACCGTACCCGTGTCCCGCAAACAGGGCGTCATCAACCTCGAGACGACCGGCTTCTACGACGAGGAGCAGCTCCGGCTGCACATCGACGGCCACTACCTCGCCGCCCGGCGACCGATGTGGTACGTCCCCGACGACCAACAGGCGGAGCGCGGTTTCCTGATCCGCCGACCGAAGGGCTTGGCTGGCCTCGAGTTCAAGCAGGGGTGGGGTTACCGCGCCGGGGCGATCCCCTATGCGGAGTGGGAGCCCTTGAGGCCGGGAGGCTGAGGTGTCGAGCATCCTCGTTCGCGACATCCTGTTCCGCGTTGGGGCACGGTCTCTAGCGCGGTACGGGACGATTGCCCGTCGCACCTGGCCGGGCGACCGCGGCGGCGAGCTGTGGAAGGAGACCTGGACGCGGCCCGATGCGGCGACGGTCGCGACCTCCGTCGGCGCAGACGCCGTCGTGCGGGGTGCGCTCGCCAACTACCCTCGGCTCGACTACATCAACCTCGGCGACGGTTTCAAGCCGTACATCCTCGCCGAGCCTGCCGCCACGCCCATCGTCCTCTGGAACCGCGACCTCACGCAAGCCGCCTGGGTCAAGACGAACTGCACTCCGGCAAAGGATCAGCTCGGGGCGGACGCCATCCTGAACTCCGCCTCGTCGCTCGTGGCGACGGCGGCGAACGCGACCTGCCTCCAGGCGATCACGCTCGCCTCGTCGCTCCGGACGCAGACGGCCTACATCAAGCGGCTCGTCGGCTCGGGCGAGATCGATATGACGATGGACGGCGGGACGACCTGGACGAACATCACGGGCCAGCTCCTCACGACCGGCTACGTCCGCATCGGGATCCCGAACCAAACGCTCGCGAACCCGAGCGTCGGCTTCCGGATCGTCACGAACGGCGACAAGATCGCGGTCGATTTCGTGCAGAACGAGGCGGGGCCGTTTGCGACGTCCGCCATCGGCACGGTCGGCACGGTCACCGGCCGAGCGGTCGATGCCTGGTCGGTGCCAGCGCCGTTCGGCGTGCAGGATATGACCGTCTATGCCGCGTTCGACACTCTGTTCGCGAGGAACTTTGCGAGCGCCTCGATCCCCTACTATCGGCTGTTCGACATCGGCATGTCGGCCAACGTCGGAACCGACCTCTACATGGGGAATGACGGCGGCGTGAGCGGCGGCGGCAACATGATTATCGTGACGGTTGCAGGCGGCGTTTTCCAGCTGTTTAGTCTCCCCCTGCCGTCTAGTGGCCTGGCCGAGTTCACGGTTCAATACCGGGCCGTGGATGGCGCGATCAATGTGGCCGTCGGATCGGGTGCCTTCGGCGGGTTCAGCCCGAGTCCTGGGACTCCCGCCAAGAGTTGGACGACGCCGCTCTTGGGCGTCCCATCGGCCAATCCCGGCGCGTTTCGGACTCGCGACATCATCGGCGTCCGCGGCCTACGCTCCTACGCTGAGATGGTCGCCATCCCGTGAGAGGGACGACGCTCGCGTGGCGGACGCACGCCCGCCGCCCTGACACCGACATCCGGCAGATGGTCGACGCCATCGCCGTCCAGACGAACGCGAACGGCTCCTACCAGGATGCGGTGAAGAAGCTCGCGGCCGATTGGAACGCGGCGGACGCGCTCACCGGCCTCACGGTCCTCCCGAGCCCGAACGACGGCGTACAGCTCGCGGAGACCTCCTTCACGGCCATTGACCACGCGACCGTGACCGCCGGGCAATATCTCACGCAGCTCAACAAGGGACTCTCCTACCAGTCGCCCTTCCAGGCGGCGCGCTGCCAGCTCGTCGACGGCGCGTCGGCGCAGGTCGAACTGCTGAGCATCACGGCGCGACTCAATCCGGCGCAGGGCGGGACGCAGAACGTCGCCTACTGGCTGTGCCAGCCGTGCATCGCCCTCGAGCAACCGGGCGGCTTCGCCGGGATCCCGGGCAGCGTGGCGCTCATCCCGCTCGGCGACCCGCTCCAGGTCGCCGCCGTGGGCACGGAAGGCGATGTTGTGTTCTCGTGGGCCGGGATGAACCCGAAGCCGCGGCCGAAGGCCCCGGTGCCCGGCACGGGTTACCAGTCCCCGTGGGGCACGATCCTCTACCCGTCGCAGTATTTCTACGTCCTGATCTGGGGGATTCAGGTCGACGGGACGGTCGCGACGAACGTCGGATGGGCCTGCGAGCAGGTCGCCTCCTACACACAAGCCACGCCGTCCTTCGACGTCCTGACGCCCGTCAGCCTGACGCAGTCGCAAGCTCCGCAGCCCGGCTTCGGCGGCACGCCGACCGCCATCCCCGGCGCGGCCTACTGGACGTTCACGCTCGGCCCGGCGACGCCCGGCACGCCCCGGCTCAAGGTCGTCTTCAACACGGGCACGGCCGCGACGATCACCTTCACGACGCACAAGAGCGACCTCGGCGGCGTGCCCGGCGCGCTGCCCACGCTCGTCGAGTTCGTGCTGCAGGGCGAAGTGCCGCCCGGCTCCGCGTTCGCGGCGAATGACGGCACGCAGCTCCTCGGGGCGGACGGGAAGACGCCCGTCCCGACCGGCGAAGTGCAGGCCGACGACGCGACCTGGATCAAGTTCGCCGACGGTCAGACGACGGACGACCTGACGGCGGCGAACCCGTCCCATCCCATCGGCCGGCGGCAGACCTACGCGGTGCGGACGCAGCTCAAGCCGTCGAGCGTCAACGACGGGACGCCCACGTTGCGGGCAATCGGCGCGCACGCCCTGATCCGCACCGATCTGTCGGACGTGGCGGAAGTCACCGGGGGCCAGGTCACGATCGACCCGACCGACCTCAAATCGAGCATCGCGCTCGCGACGCTGACTGCGCTTCGCGACTCGCAGGCCGATTACCAGGACGCGATCACCGCGCTGCTGCGGGCGAACCCGCCCGCCTCGCTTGAGTTCCGGGTCTACCGGGGCTGCCGCGCCCTGGCGCGGTCGGATTGGCTGCTGCAGCGGACGTTCATCATCGACGACTATAACGCGCCGGGGCCGACGCTCGAGATCGCGCTCGTCTCGCCGCTCTGCCTCGTCCGCGGCCAGCTCCCGCCCTACAACGTCGGCACCGGGCTCCGCATCCCGATCAATTACGCCGGGTTCTCGATCGCGAGCGCCTTCGCCGACATCCGCGACAGCCGGATCGCCCTGCCGCCGCGCTACG